TCTGGATCCAAAGGTCTCACATCCCAACCAATGTTTGCCTTTTCAATGTTCCTCCAGAACTCTTCCATAGCTGCAGTAACTGCTTCGAAATCGCAGTAATCGCTGCTTTGAAAGGACTTAGCAGCCCACTTGTGGTATGGCGAGTAGAAACCCAAATCTTCGGATTCGTCGTGAAACTCCTTAAAATTAGGAATTCCCCACTTGAATTCTCCGTCGATATTACGGGTCTCCACCCCAAACTTGTGAGCATGCTCTGCTGTTGGCAAAAAGGTCATTTTAGGATTAGGCTTGTTGTATGTCAGGTTCTTTACAGTTCCTTCGTAATCAACAAAGCCAGCTTGCCAGTTAAGGAAGCTCTTACTGTCAGGGCTTCCAAAAATAGCATCACTTCCATCAATGTCAAACAACTTCACACACCCTTCAGGGGTTAGCTCAGTCAGCTTAAATGACGAACGGAAACGTGCTATACCATTCATAATGCGGTCCTTAATAAGTGGTACCCCGAGCGAACGAGATTCACCTTTAGCACCAGCAGCATGAATACCGTAAAGGAATGTTGCAGGTCCCGTAGACATGATCAACGGGGCTCCACACAAACCAACGGCGTGGTCTGGGTAATCATAAAGTAGAGCTTGAGGTAAAATATACCTGTCCCAAGAGAATTTAGCCGCCAACTGAATGCTGACTTCTTTACTCTCGAGCCCCGTACTCAACCATCCCTTAGACTTGTGTGAGAAGAAAAAAGGAATAGCTTGGAGTGTGGGTGATAGGTAAATAACCAAATCTCTAGCTTGAAAGGATGGAACATAAACTAGTGCCACGTCATCACCTAGATCGAGCAAATATTTTGCTGGATCAATGTTGTAGGTGTGAGAGCGACACAGTCTAGTATCTCCTCCCTCTAATTTGGAAGAGGTTAACCGTAACACTCCTCCAACGAATTGTCCATCTCTCTCAAAGTTATGTGCATTCGTAACAACAAATTCTGGCGCGATTGCCAAAACATTGAATGTCACTTCAACATTATCTCGAGTAAAGGTGGCACTATAAACCTGTCGTTCTATAGTGCGAACAATTTGATCACTCGGGTGACCATTGTTCACTTCCATAACTAGACTCGCTGATTCGTTCTCACGCCAAGCATTTCGTTCATCACCGCTAGTTGGTTTCATGCGGCGACTTTCAATGCCTTGCTCTTTGAGCTTAACTGTGATATCTGCATAGTCAGTCTTGAACTCAGGTTTAGGGTCACGAACTTGTGCGTTACCCTCAAATGACATAGGAGGTTTGTTAGAAAACCAACGAATCACACCTCGTAGAATACTCCATCCCACAACACCACCCAAAATATACTCGGCGGTACCGAGAGCTGATGAGTAGCGATAAAGAACATTGTAACTAGAGGTTATGTGTTGAAAAGTCTTCTTAGAACGCCTATTAATCTCCTCCAAACTGACTCGACCATAAAACTGATCAAAACAGTAATGCCAACAAGTAGACATTCTATCGAACAACCGGTAACGAGTCCTCTCAATCCATTGGGTTACCAAAGTTCCACAAAGAGTAGCGAAGAAGTTATAAATCGCACTCGGAACTCCAGTTCTCCAAAAGAGAGCCAG